TCATGCTGCCTCCTTCATCATTTCTGGTGCCGGCAACGCCGACCGCAGCAGGGCGGCAATGCCGCCCGCCCGCCAGTTGATGGTCACCCCGTCCGTCCGGACGATGATCCGCTCGATGAGGGTGTGGGCGATCTTCGACTGCTCGGCGGGGAAGAGCTCCTCCCAGACCTCCTCTATGGAGCGCAGGGCCTTAATCGTCTCGGGCTCGCCGACACCTTCTTCCATGGCCTTGGCCTCTCGCACGGTCCTGGCCAGGATCTCCGGCGTGCGCAGCACCTGCTTGATCTGGTCGAGCACCGCTGCCTCGATCTCCCCGGCCGGCAGCCGGCGTATCTCGCAGGCGTGCGTGCCAATCTTGATGGCGGCGGTGTTGACGTAGTAGCGGTAGTGCTTGGTGCCCTTGCAGGTGTAGCCCGGCGTGAAGGCTCGGCCCTGCTCTGAGAACAGCAGCCCGCGCAGCAGGGACGGCGCCTTGGAGAAGCGCACGGCGTGGGCGCCCTTGTTGGCCAGACAGCCCGACTTGATGTGCTCCTGCACCCGGTCCCAGGCGTCCTGGGTGACGATCGCCTCGTGCTGCCCGGGGTAGTTCTGTCCCTTGTAGGCGACCAGGCCGATGTACAGCGGGTTGTTGAAGATGTAGTACCCGTAGGCCTTGTCGATCAGCCGGCCCGGCCGGGTCACGCCCTTCTTCGTCGTCCAGGATTTCGATGTGACGCCGCGCGCTCGCAGGTCGCGGATCAGCGTGTCCATGGAGGGCACCTGTGCGAACCGGATGAACATCTCACGCACCAGCCGGGCCTCGTCGGGGTTGATGACGAGCTTGCGTTCGACCACGTCGTAGCCCAAAGGCGGCATCCCGCCCATCCACATGCCGCGCTGCCGTGAGGCTGCGATCTTGTCGCGCACGCGCTCGCCGGACAGTTCGCGCTCGAACTGGGCGAAGCTCAACAGGATGTTCAGCGTCAGTCGCCCCATCGAGGTGGTGGTGCTGAACGACTGCGTGACCGAGACGAAGGTGACCTTGTGCTCATCGAAGAGCTCCACCAGCTTGGCGAAGTCGGCCAGCGAGCGCGACAGGCGGTCGATCTTGTAGACCACGATCACGTCGACCAGGCCGTTGCGGACATCTTCGAGCAGGCCCTTGAGGCCTGGCCGCTCCATGTTGCCGCCCGAGAACCCGCCGTCGTCGTAACGTTCGCGCAGCGCCACCCAGCCCTCGGACCGCTGGCTGGCGATGTAGCTTTCGCAGGCCTCGCGCTGGGCGTCCAGTGAGTTGAAGTCCTGCTGCAGCCCTTCGGCGTTGCTCTTGCGGGTGTAGACCGCGCAGCGCAGTTTGCGGGCGGCGTTCACGACAGGCCCCTTGCGGACTGGAAGCCGAAGAACCGCCAGCCGTTCCACTGGGTGCCGGTGATGCCTCGGGCCACGCTGGACAAGGAGGTGTAGCGCCGGCCCTGGTACTCGAAGAAGTCGACGCCCACGAGAACCTCGTGCGTCACGCCCTCCCACTCGCGCAGCAGCCGGGTCCCGGCAAGGGGCCGGCCGTCGACCCGGCGGCGGCGCAGGGCGCTCTTGCCGCCGTCGAGTTGCTCACCGAGTCTGTCCAGGCGCTTGACGGTCTCCTGGCGCAGGCCTCCATGGGCCAGTTCCTGGATTCGGTACGCCAGCCGGGCTTCCAGAAACCGGCGATTGAAGGGTGGGGCCTCCTGGTCGAAGAACTCGCGCCACATGCGCTTGAGGTCTTGGACCGGTGTGGTCCTGAGGGCGGCGACGCGCGCCACGATGCTGTCAGTCACGAACTGTCTCCTGGGTGGTCAACACCCCGGTACTAACGCTCTGTTCGGGACGGTTATCAAGTCGAGCCTGACGCTGGAGTAGGCGCACCACGCCGAGGGCGAGGATGGCGCCGATGACGGCGACGGGCGACTCGGGCTGGGCTGGGCGGCGGCTTGGGCGGGGTGCGGAGCGGGGTGCGGGGCGTGGGGGGCTCATGCAGGTTCATACCGGCGCAGGCCACGCGTTTTCTCAGCAGGGCTGTCTGCCTGCCGCTGGCGCGCCGTGCCTGGGGCCGAAGGGCCGCCGTGGAAGCGCTGATGAGTGCTTCGAGCCCAGAGGCGACCGACCCGGCCGGGCTGACGGGACAAATTAGATTACGGGGAAACTTGATGACCTTGATTACTTAGATAACAGCAAAAATCTTCTAAGTTATTGATTCGTATAAGAAAAGACAATTTTGTGGTCGACAAACTCAACATCAGGACTCTTGGCTGGTTGTTGTAAGTGATCTACTCAACATCCGAGTCGCCGTAGAACCGCGCTCACCCGACCCAAGTTACGCCGCTTCTCTCCTTGCGGGTTGGTGGTCCGTTCGGTCAGAATCTCGACTATGGACACCAACCACGAGAGCAAGCCCCGATGAATTCCTTTGCCGCCAAGAAAGTCAGCAAGGCCCAGGAGAAAGCCAAGGCGCTGCGAGACAGCTGCTGGCCCGATCTGGACGAGAAGAAGCTGTGGAACCGAAATTCGGCCAGCGGCTTCACCCCGATCCCGCGAACGCTGCCGTTGATCATGAACATCATCGACGCGCAGACCAAGAACAAGCCCGCGGGCATGACGTACTTCGTCATGTGGTGCCGGACCTTCGACCACTCGATGCTGGTCATCGACAACCCGGGGACCCTTGCGTTCGAGGCGGGGTTCACGGGCGAACGGGCGCTGAGCACCTGGAAGGACCGCATGCGCTCGCTGGTCGACCTGGGCTTCATTGACGCCAAGGACGGGCCGGCTGGGCCGTTCCACTTCGTACTGCTCTTCAACCCGCACAAGGTTGTCTGGGATCTCCGGGACCGCATCCAGGAGAGCACCTTCCGCCAGCTCCAGACCCGCGCCATCGAGATCGGGGCCAAGGACATGGTGCCCAACGTGCCGACAGCTGAGCCGGCTGAGGAAGAGTGAACGTCGTTTGAGTCGGGGCAGGGCTGACCTTTGCAAGAGGCTGCGCCTGCCCCGCTGAGCGTCGAGGCGTGACGAATTGAATCAGGGGAGAAACACAATGAAGAAGCCATGGGAAAACGACAGCTGTGGCGCCGTGCAGGCCTACTTTTCGGTCTACCGCGTGCCCGTTGCAGCCGCCCTCTGGTGCGGCATTCCACCGGAGGAACTTGAGGAGCACTTCGCCCAGTGCACGGAGGTGGTCAAGGGCGTCCTCAAGCACCCCTACATCCGCTGCATGGAGCCCAGGTGCAGGGCCATTCATGACGCGATCGTGAATGGCGTGCTCCCTTGCAGCCGGGAAAACGGCAGGGTCGTCACGGAACACGTTGCTCCGGACAGGAGGCACGTGTCGCGCCAGCACCTGAAGGACTGGATCGCAGCCGAGTTCCCGTCGGACAAGCCTGCCTTCTTGTTCGATGAAATCGAGCGGGACACCCACAAAGCCATCAGCGCAGACACCTACCGCTCGCTCCAGGCCGATCGGGACGCACTGAAAGTCCGGGTCGACAACGCCGTGGAGGAGTACCGGAAGCTGAAGTCCGACCGCGACTCTTTGGCGAAGGAGGTAACTCGGCTCACGGCCCCGGCGGCCAGCGCCACGCCGCTCGGCCAGAGGGCAGAAACCACCTACCTGAACATCATCGGCGCCATGCTCGATCTCTTTCTCTCTAACGCCCCATCTGGCAAGCCGCACTCGGTCTTCACCAGCCAAGGGTCACTGATCGATTGCCTGGTCGCCACGTATGGGAATCGCGATGGCATTTCCAAACGTGGGCTCGAAGAGAAGTTTGCCGCGGCCCGAAGGAGCCTGGGCAGTTGAGGATGCAGAAGGGAGTCGGGGCGCCGCAGTTGCGGTGAGCCCCATCGCAGTTGCGGTGATTTCAGGGAGCAAGTCCGGTGGAATGGCTGCATGTTGAACAAGACAAAGAAGGAAGTGTCATGTCGCCAGTTGATGCCGCACCCCAATACCTGGAGTCCGCTCTGATTGCTGCCAGGGTTCATGTAGCCCAGGCTGCCGCACGGTACGGGCTGTCTGCCGCCGAGCGCGAGGACATGGAGCAAGAACTGCTGCTTGAACTGGTGAAACGGCACCCGCGATATGACGCGACCAGGGGTGCCGCCGGAACATTCACAGGCATGGTCAGCAAGAACCGAATCGGTGAGCTTGTCCATGACCTCATCAGCCACCGCATGCTGTTTGGCGACGCGCCGCTTGCCGAGGCGGCGAATGATCCCCAGGCCATGGATGGTCTGGAAGACCTTGTCGACCAGGCGCAGTGTCATGGCAATCAGGACCTCGACCTGTTCACCGAAGGCATGGCGCTCCATGACCTGCGCGTCGCGGTCGCCCACATGGATAGCGATCAGAGCGCGTTGTTTGATCTGCTGTGCAAGCACGCAGACCTGCCTGCAGCGTGTGGCGAATCTGGAATGTCCAGCGCCACCTTCTATCGCCGCGTTGCCGACATCCAGATGCACCTGCGCATGTTCGGCATCCGGGCGGCTGCCTGACCGATCGCGAGGCGGCTGAGAAGACCAGCCCTCTCGACCGGTAAGAACCTTTAAGACCCTCGAACGCCGCGCCCCTTGGGGCGACGGTGGTGGGCCAACTCACGCCCGGAGATTGCCTTGCTCGCCCCAAAAGACTTCCTCAACGCCACCCGCAACCACTTCCAGCTCGACCCTCAGGGCAGCGCGCTGACGGTGCAGGCGGTGTACGAGCCGCCCAACCCGGTGACGGAGGCAGCGCTGTGCGACTGGATCGCCGACGCCCGCGCCGGGCACGCCATCAAATACCACGAGGGCCACCTGCTCGTGGATCGATCTGAGCTGTCCAGCGCGCTGCCGCCCAAGGACCGGGCCCGCCTGCACGCCATGGCCCGCCGCGCCTGGATCGCCTGCGAGCTGGGCCTGGTGCACCTCTTCAGCCAGAAGGTCGGCGAAGGCCACTACCGCTACCTCGCGGTACGGGCAGCCACGCCCCTGGCCCCGCCGCAGATCCGCACACGGCTGCGCCAACGCCCCGACACCCCTTCCCCCGCCACCCGCACCTCCCACTGAGCAAAGGATCCCCGATGACCCACACCACCAACGCGCTGGACCGTTTGGGCCAGCTCACCGCGGCAGACCTGGCAGCGCTGCCGCTGGCCGAACTGCACGCCTACCACCAGGCCGTGTGCGAGGCCGAGGAGACCTGCCGCCTCTACAAGCTCGCGCTGCACGGCGAACACGACCGGCGACTGAGTGCCCAGGCCGCTGCGCTGCGCCAGCAGGCGGGCAAGACCACCGGCACGGTGCGCTTCGAGGTCGATGGCCACACCGTGATCGCCGACCTGCCGAAGAAGGTCGAGTACGACCAGGCCAAGCTCAAGGACGCCGTCGAGGCGCTGCGCCGCTGGGGGGAGAACCCCGAGGATTACATCGGAATCGAGGTCAAGGTCGCCGAGGCGAAGTACACGGCCTGGCCGCCGGCCGTACGCCAGCTCTTCGAGCCCGCGCGCACCGTGCGCACTGGTAAGCCCACCTACAAGCTGGAGGTCATCCACGCCGGGCCCGTGCCTGCCGCCGCCAACGACACCCGCTTCGGGGAGGTGCAGTGATGGCGCTCGCTCTGTCGCAACTGACGCGGGCCATCGCGCCCAAGCCGCCGCGCATCCTGATTCACGGGGTGGCCGGGGTGGGCAAGACTACCTTTGCCGCCGGGGCCAGCAAGCCGGTGGTGATCCAGACCGAGGACGGGCTGGGCACGCTGGACGTGCCGCACTTCCCGCTGGCGCGCACCTTCGATCAGGTCATCGAAGGGCTGGCCGCGCTCTACACCGAGGACCACGACTTCCAGACGGTGATCGTCGACAGCGTGGACTGGCTGGAGCCGCTGGTCTGGGCCAAGGCCTGCCGGGACAACGGCTGGAACTCGATCGAGGACGCTGGCTACGGCAAGGGCTATGTCGCGGCTCTGAACCTCTGGCGCCAGTACCTCGACGGCCTGAACGCCCTGCGTGATGAGCGCGGGATGACGGTGGTGCAGATCGCTCACACCGACATCAAGCGCTTCGACTCGCCCGAGCACGATCCATTCGACAGGTACGTCATCAAGCTGCACTCGCGCGCCGCGGCGCTGCTGCAGGAGCACTCCGACATCGTGCTGTTTGCGAACTACCGCATCAGCACGGTGAAGGCCGACGTTGGCTTCAACAAGAAGATCAACCGCGCCGTGGGCTCCGGTGAGCGCGTCATGCACACCGTCGAGCGCCCGGCGTTCCTCGCCAAGAACCGATATGCGCTGCCCGAGACCTTGCCGCTGCAGTGGCAGGCCTTTGCGCAGGCCATGCCCGAGGCGCTGCAGGCGAGCCTCCTCGGTGCCCAGATGACTCCCGCCTGACCCTGAACCCCGCTCACCACCTCACCGTAAAGGAACCCTGAAATGGCATTGCTTGGACAGACTTTCGACGCCTCCTCCGTGGAGCCCATGAGCAACTACGACGTGTTGCCGCCGGGCAAGTACCTGGTGCAGGTCATCTTCAGCGAGATGCGCCCGACCAAGGACGGCCGCGGCCAGTACCTGTATCTGGAACTCGACGTGCTGGAAGGCCAGTACGCCGGCCGCAAGCTCTTCGACCGGCTGAACCTGGTCAACGCGAACCCGGATGCGGTGCAGATCGCCCAGCGCACGCTGTCGTCGCTGTGCCGGGCCGTGGGCAAGCTGCAGGTCAACAACTCCGAGCAGCTGCACCTGATCCCGCTGATCGCCGACGTGCGGGTGCGCCCGCCCAGCGGCGGCTACGGCGAGAGCAACTCGATGCGCTACCTGCCGCGCTCCGGAGCGCATGGTACGGCTCCCGGGTATTCGACTTCTCCGGCGGCACCGGTGGCTTCGCGCATGGGCACCGTGGGGTCTCCGGCCACCCAGGCCGCCAACACGGCCCCCGCCGCCCCGGCGGTTGGCGGGCTGCCCTGGAAGCGCCAGGCCTGATCGGAGTTGCCGGCGTGAACGACGACAACCCTGACGCCCCCATCGAGGGTTCGTCGGTCGTCCTGCCCGACACGGTGCAGGGCTGCCGCGACCGCCTGATGGTGCTGCAAGACGAGGCCGCGGCTATCCGCATCCAGATCGCCACCGTCGATCTGCGCCGCCAGGCCGAGAAGAAGGCCTTGGATCCGGACTGGTTCCACCGCGCCGGCACGGCGCTGCGGTTCAAGCGGCGCGAGATGGCGCTGCTGCAAGCCGAGATTCAACGCCTGACCGGTGGCAACCCGCGCGACACCTTCAAGGACGCCCTGATCGGCGTGCTGCGGGCCGACTACGACGAGCAGGGCTGGGCGCAGGCGCTGGAGCGCGCGCGCCAGGCCGCTGCTGCATTCCCCCAAGCGGAGGTGCGGCATGGCTGAGCTTCCCACCATCGAGTGCCCCACCCGGGAGGCCATCTTTAGGGGGTATGAAGAGGACTCGGGCTCGGGCTTTCGCTCGCACCTGGGCGCCTCGCTCATCGGCAAGGACTGCGAGCGCGCGCTGTGGTTCGACTTCCGCTGGACCACGCCAGCCCGGTTTCCCGGCCGGGTGCTGCGCTTGTTTGAGACCGGCCAGCTGGAGGAGGCGCGCCTCGTGCGCAACCTGCGCCGCACCGGTGCGACCGTGCTGGAGGTGGACCCCGAGACCGGCCGGCAGTTCCGCGTCCAGGCCCATGGCGGCCACTTCGGTGGCTCGATGGACGGGGTGGCGCTCGGGCTGCTGGAGGCACCGCGCACCTGGCACCTGCTGGAGTTCAAGACCCACGCGGCCAAGAGCTTCGCGGATCTGGTGGCCAAGAAGGTCCGCGAGAGCAAGCCGCAGCACTACGCCCAGATGCAGATCTACATGCACCTGGGCGGTCTGACCCGCGGCATGTACGTGGCCGTCAACAAGGACACCGACGACGTCTACGTCGAGCGCATCGAGGTCGATGCCGCCTACGCCCAGGCGCTGCTGGACAAGGCCGGCCGGGCGATCTTTGCGGCGCAACCGGGCCCGCGCCTCAGCGAGGACCCAGCCTGGTACCAGTGCCGGCTGTGCGACCACAACCCGGTGTGTCACGGGCAGGCGAGCGCTGCGGTCAATTGCCGCACCTGCCTGCACGCCACGCCCGTGGACGGCGGCTGGGCCTGCGAGCGGCATCAGCGCTCGCTGTCCGACGCCGAGCAACGCGCTGGCTGCGAGAACCACCTGTACCTGCCGGCGCTGGTGCCGGGCGAGCAGGTGGACGCCGGACCCGACTGGGTCGAGTACCTGTTGCCCGGTGGGAATCGCTGGCGCGACGTCGGTATGAACAAGTACGAACCTGAACTTTACGGAGCTGCCCCATGAGCCTGACCCTGCGCCCTTACCAGAGCGCCGCCATCAACGGCATCTACAACTACTTCGCAAGCGAGACCGGCAACCCGCTGATCGTGATCCCGACGGCCGGCGGCAAGTCGCTCGTCATGGCCACCTTCATAGAGGGTGTGCTGAAGGCTTACCCCGACCAGCGCATCCTGGTGGTCACCCACGTGCGTGAACTGATCCAGCAGAACCATGCGGAGCTCATGCGGCTGTGGACCGACGCCCCCGCGGGGATCTATTCCGCAGGCTTGAAGCAGCGCGACCTGAAGTCCCCGATCCTGTTCGCCGGGATCCAGTCCATCCACAAGCACGTCTACGACGTGCAGCAGTGCGACCTGGTGCTGATCGACGAGGCCCACCTCATCCCGCGCTCAAGCAACACCATGTACCGGCGCTTCCTCGACGGCCTCAAACGCCTGAACCCGGACATGAAGGTCATCGGCCTGACGGCCACGCCGTACCGACTGGACTCCGGGCTGCTGCACGAGGGCAAGGATGCGATCTTCACCGACGTGGCCTTCGAGGCCTCGGTGCGCGAACTGATCGACGACGGCTACCTTGCACCGGTGATCTCCAAGCCCATGGCCACGCAGATCGATGTCACCGGGGTCGGCACACGCGCCGGGGAGTTCATCGCCAAGGAGCTGGAGGCGGCGGTGGACAAGGACTCCATCACTCAGGCGGCCGTGGACGAGATCGTCACCTTTGGTGAAGACCGCAAGAGTTGGCTGGTGTTCTGCGCGGGGGTGGACCACGCCCACCACGTGCGCGACGCCATCCGCGCGCGTGGGGTGACCTGCGACACCATCGTCGGCGACACCCCCAGCGCGCAGCGCGAGGCCCTGATCAACGACTTCAAGGCCGGCCGCATCCGCTGCCTGACCAACGCCAACGTCCTGACCACGGGCTTCAACGCTCCGGGCGTGGACTTGATCGCCATGCTGCGGCCCACCAAGTCGGCCGGCCTCTACGTTCAGATCGTCGGCCGTGGCTGCCGGCTGGCGCCGGGCAAGGAGGACTGCCTGGTGCTGGACTTCGCCGGCAACATCGCCCGCCACGGTCCCATCGACGCCATCAAGCCCAAGCGCCCCAAGGCGGGCGAGGATGGGGAGGCGCCGACCAAGGTCTGCCCGGAGTGCAATAGCGTGGTGCATGCCGCCGTGCGCGAGTGCCCGGATTGCGGCCACCTGTTCCCGCCGCCCCAGGTCCACCTGGACGCGCAGGCCAGCACGCTGGACGTGCTGTCGTCAGGCAAGTCGCAGTGGTTGCCGGTCACCGGCGTGAACTACGCGCGCCACGACAAGCCCGGCAAGCCGCCGTCGCTTCGCGTGGACTACCTCACCGGGCTGTGCAGCCACAGCGAGTGGGTTTGCTTCGAGCATCCTGGTTACGCCCGCCAGAAGGCGGTGTCCTGGTGGGCCCGGCGCGCCCCTGGCTTGCCCGTTCCGCAGCGCGTGGACGAGGCCCTGGCGCTGCGCACGCGGCTCAAGCCGCCGGCTGAGATCGCCGTGCGGCCCAGTGGCCGGTTCACGGAAGTCGTCGCAGCGCGGTTCTAAGTGCTGTGCGCCATCTGCCGGCGCGACGCCCGTGGCTTCGGGTTCGCGCCGGTCCTCATTGGCGTTGATGCACCCAGCGTGAAGCTGTGCTCGATGCGTTGCATGGACTTGGCCCGGAGGCTCAAAGGGATGATCGATCCGAACAAACACGAAGAGGCAGCGCTGGAGGCAGCCGCGCAGGCCGGAGGGGTCTATGTCGAGCTCACCGGCAAGACGGACCTGGTGGCCTGGACAGCGGAGGAATGGGGGCGTCTGGTCGACGTCATCGTCACCGAGTTCCAGGATGTGCTGCGCCGGGCCTATGCCGACGACCCCCCGTTTTGAAGGCGGCCATGACCCACACCAACTACATGGCCCAATTGGGCGCCACTCTCATTGACCAGGGCTTTGCGATCCTGCCGATCCAGCCCAACACGAAGAAGCCCGGACGCTTCCGCCGCGGGGCGTGGCACGACTACCCTGAGTGGAGCCGTCACTGCCAGCGCGACACCACCGACCACGAGATCGACCTGTGGGCCAACTGGCCCGGTGCCGGGGTGGGGGTGGCCGCAGGCCGGGTGATCGGCATCGACATCGATGTCGACTTCTCCGCCGAGGTTGCTCTGCGCATCGAGGGGCTAGCCAAGCAACTGCTGGGCGATACCCCGGCGGTGCGGATCGGCAACGCCCCCAAGCGGCTGCTGGTGTACAGGGCCGCGGAACCCTTCGCGGGCTTCAAGTACCCACCCATTGAGGTGCTGGGCCTGGGCCAGCAGTTCATCGCCTACGGGCTTCACCCCGACACCGGCAAGCCCTACGAGTGGCCGGTGTCCACGCTGGCCGATCTCCAGATCGACGAGTTGCCCGAGATCACGGAGGACCAGGCCCGCGAGTTCGCCCGCCAGGCCTACGAGCTGGTGCCGCCTGAGCATCGGCCGAAGTCGCTGGGAGTGGGCCTGCAGGCGGCCGTGCCCGCAGCCCCCTCGGGGCAGCAGCGGGGGACGCTGGAGGCCATCACCCAGGCCCTGCCGCACATCGTCAACGCCGACCTCGACTACGACAGCTGGGTGCGCCTGGGCATGGCGCTCAAGGGCGCGCTGGGCGAGGAGGGCTGGCCGCTTTTCGAGGCGTGGTCGGCCAGCTCGGCAAAGAACGAACCCAAGACCACGGCCAAGGCCTGGCGCAGCTTCAAGCCGACGACGATCGGCGCTGGCACGGTCTACCGGCTAGCGCTGGACGCCGGCTGGGAGCCGCCCCCGGAGCTTCAACTGAACGGCGAGATCGTGATGAACGGGCACCATCCGGCGCGCGAGATGCTGCAGGCGCTGCAGTCAGCGAACCCGATCAGCGTGTTGCCGGCGCCCGTACCGATGCAGGCACCGCAGGCGTCTGCCACCACACCCCCAGCGCTTCCGCCTCCCAAGCCGCTGCCTGCGGGTTGGGACCAGGTGGGCGGGGTGATCGCCGACATGATGGTGCTGATGGCGGCCACGGCCAAGCGTCCGCAGCCGGTGCTGGCCCTGGGCGCGAGCCTGTGCGCCGTCGGGGCGCTCATGGGCCGTAAGTACCGCACCGAGAGCAACACCCGCTCGAACCTCTACGTGGTGGGCATCGCCGAGAGCGGCGCCGGCAAGAACCACAGCCGAATCGTCATCAACGAGCTCTTCCGCAAGGCCGGGCTGCTGCAGTACCTGGGCGGCAACAAGATCGCGTCGGGCTCAGGCCTGCTGACCGCCATCCAGCGTCAGCCAGCGATCCTGTTCCAGCTCGACGAGTTCGGCATGTTCCTGTCGGCCGCTGCCGACCGCAAGAGATCGCCGCGGTACGTCTGCGAGATCCTGGACCTGATGACTGAGCTCTACACGACCTCGGGCACCACCTACTTCGGTGTGGAGTACGCCAGCAGCCAGCACAACGACGCCCACCGGGCCATCCACCAGCCGTGTGCGTGCATCTACGGCACCACCACGCCGCTGCACTTTTGGCAGGCCCTGCAGGCCTCAAACGTGGCCGATGGGTCCCTGGCGCGCTTCCTGATCATGGAGAGCGAGGACGACTTCCCCGACAGCAACGAGGCCTTCGGCGTCATCGATCCGCCGCAGGACCTGATCGACCGGCTGATCCTGATCCATCAGGGCGGTGGCAAGCTCAACGGCAACCTGACCGATGTGGGCGCCGTCGACGAGGTGCTGGTCGATCCGCGGGTGGTGCCGATGACACCGGCCGCGCGCGCCGCCTTCCGGGCGCTGGATCAGGAGCTGGTGGGTAAGCTGCGTACGTCCCGCGGCACCGGCTTCTCATCCATCCTGGCGCGCATCGAGGAGAACGCGACCAAGCTCGCGCTGATCCGTGCGGTGTCGCGCGACCCGGTGGATCCACAGATCGAGGACCATGACGCCCGCTGGGGGATCATGCTCTCCCGCCACTGCGCTGAGCTCACCATCCGTGAGGCCTCAGCCCGGGTGTCCGAGAACCTGGTCGAGCAGCAGCACAAGCGGGCGCTGCAGATCCTGCGCGATGCCGGTGCTGCCGGCATGTCCAAGAGCGACTTCACCCGGCGCACGCAGTTCATGGACCACCGCCAGCGAGACGGCGTGCTGCGCACGCTGAGCGAGGCTGGGCTCATCGAGGTTGGGCCCTTGCAGACGGGCGGGCGGCCCAGCGTCTGGATCAGGTTGACCGCGCCGTGAGCAGCACCGCCTTGACCCTCATGCACCCCCGGCCTACAGCCGACGGGGGCTTCTTTCACTTTTCACTTCTTTCAATTTCAGAGCCTGGAGACACACATACATCCACTGGGGGTCCCAGAGACCCCCCTGGCCTCGCGTGCGCGCGCGAAGCCCGTGGAGACCAGACAGAGACAGAGAGAAGCATCTATAGATTGAAAGATGAAATATTGAAATATCTAGAGACTCTGTCCCTCACGGGCTCCAGGCTTGAAAGATGAAGTATTGAAAGAACCCATCACCGCACATGAAGGAGCCGCCCGAGCCCTGACCCGGCCGTGCCAGCGCTCCTCCAGGTCGATCCAACGATCCCTTGGAGGACGCCATGTCACCTGCTACGTCGATCCCGCCGCCCAATGGCGGTAGCCCCATCCTCGCCATCGACCTGGGCCAGCGCACCGGCTGGGCCCTGTGCGTCGCCTCGGGCGTGATCAGTTCGGGCACCGAGCTCTTCAGGCCCGGCCGCTTCGAGGGCGGTGGCATGCCGATGCTGCGGTTCGCGGCCTGGCTGTCCGAACTGCACGCCGTGGCTGGGCCGATCGCCCTCGTGTACTTTGAGGAGGTGAGGGCGCACAAGGGCACGGCCGCTGCGCACGCCTACGGCGCCTTCCTCGGCCAGCTGTCGGCCTGGTGCGAGGGAAACGCGGTGGCGTACCAGGGTGTGCCGGTGGCCACCATCAAGCGCCACGCCACGGGCAAGGGCAACGCCGGCAAGGAGCAGGTCATCGCGGCCATGCAGGCCCTGGGGTTCCGCCCGGGCGACGACAACGAGGCGGACGCGCTGGCGGTCCTGCACTGGGCGCTGGCGCAGCAGGGGCGCGGAGGGCTGCGTCATGGCTAAGCGGCGCGCAGACAAGGTCGCCGCCCCGGCCCTTCGGCATGGGGACCTCGTGAGCTTGCCCGGCGGGCGGGTGGGGGAGTGGCTGAGCATCAAGGAGCAGCGCAGCACGTTTCGCACGGAGCACTTCCGCTGCGTGGACTCGCTCGGGCTGCTGCTTCGCAACCGCACCATCACTGCAGAGATGCATGACGCAGGCCAGGATTTCGCCAAGACCTTCGTTGCTGCCCACCTGGACAGCGTGGGGACTCTTCGCATGGACGGGATGCCCAGAACCCAGTGGCAAGACAGCATCCCTGAGCGCCGAGCCTGGGCCCGAAAGCGGATCGGTCAGGCCCTGGATGCCGTAGGCGGCGTTGCGAGCCCTGGTGGCTGCGCGGTGTGGCACGTTGCCGGCTTAGGTCGCAGCATCAAGGAGTGGTCTGGCGTTGCCGGCTGGAACGGGCGCATCCTCAACCAATACGAGGCCAAGGGCATCCTGGTGGCGGCGCTGGGTATGCTGGCCGTTCACTACGGCTACATCCGACCCCCTCGCGCAACCGACCCCAATTGAGCGTTGACGCGTATGTATCGATGGCGTATAGTTATGCCAATCGCTGAAGTTGCGCCCGCACGGATTTCCCTGCGGGCGTTTTCGTTTGCGCGGCACCCACCGACCACATCGGTTCGCCTCGGGCAGATCAGCCCAGGCAAGACGGGTCCTTCCTCAAGGAAGTGCAATGCGGGGGGCGCGAGCGCGGCATCCGTCTAGCGTCTGCCTGCAAACCAAGGTTTGCACCAGTTTGCGGTTTGCATCCTGATTCGCTCCGAGCCCGCCAATGGCAATAGCCTTGGCGGGCTCATTCCTTTGACAAACAGGGTTCCGAGTTTCCGGCCAGAGCATGTCCCTGCCGAAATGATCAACCGCCGCCTTTCCGTCTGGAAGTACGAAGGAATAGCCCAATGAGTTCCTGGCTTGCCGAAAGCATCGCCCAGTGGCCGATTGAGAAACTAATTCCCTACGCCCGCAACGCCAGGACCCACTCCCCGGAGCAGGTGGCGCAG